CCCTTGTTTGTCATTCGAACTCTGACTGATGCAGCAAATCCCATAGCTTTTCCACCAGGAACAACCCACTTGTCTCCAAACGCCATAGCCGACATGTTCATTCTCAATTGATTTGTAAAAACTACAAGAATTCTTTCCTTCGCAATCAATCCTGTTATTTTTCTCAAAGCTTTACTGATGATGATTGCTTTGGAAGTATTATATCCATCTTTGCCATGTTCTGATTCCATTTCTGTTTCACAACTTGCCATAGCCAAAGAATCCACAATGATAGTTACAATTTTGTTCTTGTTGGATTTTCTAACCACACCAATGAATTGTTCGATATAATTGAAAATTTCTTCAACCGTGAACAAATTCAAATATGGAAGATTGGTCAAATTAACACCAACTGCTTTCCAAAAAGCTGGCGCCGCTGCGCTTTCGGTGTCAATCATAATTCCTATTCCACCTTTTTTCTGTGTTTCTGAAATTATGTGAGCACAAACCAATGATTTTCCAGTTCCTTCAAGACCGTTCAATTCCACAATTCTGCCGACAGGCAATCCGCCATTGGGTCTATTTGATATTGCCAAATCCAATAGAGTTGATCCGGTTGATATCCAATCTGATACCATTGACGGGTCTTCTTGGTCGTCCAAGAAAAATGCGACTCTACCACCATCTTTGTTGCTTTTGTTCGCAGTATCAACTATCAACTGTGCCAATTCATCTCTTTCAACTTTTTCTGTTTTTGATACATCAAGTTCAACATGTGAAGATTTTGTTTTTGCCATAAAATTATTTTCCTTTTATATTATCTAATACTGTTTGTAAATTCAAATGAAAGTCTCTTTTTTGATTCTGAATCGATGCACATTGATGCGATTAATTCTAAATATTTTTTGAATTCTGAGTCTTTCATAACTGATTGAGATGGTATAGTATTTCATATACCATCTCAAGTTATTTTAACTTAGGAGTCGAACAAATTAGCGAATGCTTTTGTTACATCATCCACATTTGAAGCGGCCTTTTGGGCTGATGGAGATGATTTTTCTTTGGTAACGACTGCCGTTTCTTTGACTTGCTTTTGAGCTGAAGTTTCTCCGACAGAATCATCAGGAGCGTTATCTGGAACGACCGGTTCTTCTGTAACAGAATCTTCAGGATGCAACCACTTGTCCATAGCAACCTTCAAATCTTCATAAGAAGGTTCGGGAAACAAATCAAGAATGTCTGTTTGATTTTTTAATTTTTCAACCATATCCTTGCTGTTTGGGTCAACTGCTGGAGATACATTTGGCTTCGGACGAATAGAAGTTTCAGGAAACTGTTTGCCTGTTTCTTCGGCTGTCTTAAATTCGACTACGATATCTCTACCATTTGTCAAATCTGTGACATCACCATAATCAGGATCAGCAATATATGACAAAATTTGTTCATATACTTGTTTTCCAAATCCCCAAAATTTTACACCTTCTGATTCTTCGCCTCTGACAATGACAGGAACAAAAGTTCTCATCTTGGGTTCGAATTTTCTAGAAAGTTTCCATTCTTCTTTGTCTCCGCTTTTCTTCAAACGATTTGCAAATTCTACAATCGGATCAGGTCTGTTAAAACTGTCCGGACTGAGATATGTTTTTCCGTTGAGGTTGTAGTGGAACTTCAATTCAATAAACGGATTGTCTTGATTGAACTTATAAGGAACAATTCTTACAACTTGTTTACCGGCTTGTGGTTTCCAAAGGAGGTCTTGTTTTTGTGAGTTATTCTTGAATGAATTCAAGCGCTTTTTAATACTGTCTATATTTAATCCCATAATTTATTTTGAGTTAATTGTTAATTTTTAATTAGTTAAATAATTCAATCGTTAACTTTTAAGTGTTAATTCTTAAACTATCTATCTAATACATATCAACTATACTCAAAAATAAATTACAAATCAATTTATTATATCAAAAAGTTTTATTGGTATTATTTTAATAAAATCATCCACGGTGATTATCAAACAATTTTCATACAAATCCCACTGTATTTGATATTTTTTATCCAAGACGCCGCCATTTTCATCCATTATAATTTTGTTCAAAGAATTTAAAGTATACAACGTATTGGTTTGTTTTTTCCTGTGGATGCTGATTGTATTTTGGTATTTTTTGTATGATTCATCTGTTATATATACATTGTATGTTATATACAACTCTTTTTCGTTTTTCTTATTAGAAAAAATAAATATTTTCTGTGATTTTAATTTGTAGAAGTTTACAATTTCATTTACAGTTTTTTTGTAGTCCGTGTAATTGCAAAATGTACACAACAATTGTCTTTTTATATATTCCATACACCCCACTTTACTTTTTTATTTGTTTCAATAAATATTCTGGCCCATTGTTGACTACCCAATCAACAATCGATTCCAACATACTGTCTGACTCTTTAAGAATATTTATTATTGCTTTTTTGTCTTGAAGTTTTTCTTCTGGAGTTTTTGGTTCAGGAACAGGAGGAGATTCTAAATCAACCGGTTGAGTTGGCGCTTGTTGAATCGTGTCTTGTGGTATTTGAATTTTAGGCATCTCTTCGGCATCTCCCCTCTCCGTTGAAACAGGTTCATTTGGAGAAGTTGTAGTTTGTTGTTGATCACTTTTTTGTGTATCAGAAACAGGCAAATCTGATACATTTGAATCTGAATCTTTATTCTGCGTTGAATCTGTTGTGGTCGATGATGCATCAGATGTTTGTGTCTCTGGTTTTTGTTCGGATCCAAATACATTCGGTTCTTTTTTGGTTGGATCTTTTTCAAAATGGGTTCCACGATCAATAGCACGTTTTTTATATTCTGGAGTCGGAAATGTCACTAAAATTCCATTTTTATTGTAAGCCTGACGCTCAGGATATTTTCCTTCCACAACATTGTTACAAAAAATTCTAGCATTTTCCTCATTTAAAAACTCATTTTCTACCAGATAATTTCTCAACACTGATATGTGATCATTGTTTTCCAATGAAAATATTCCATCTTGAATTTCTTCTTTGAGACATACGTCTGACAGTATTTTATTTATTATTTTATTGACACTCATATCATTTTTCAATTTCTATTGCATTGACTGATGTTTTGCCCACAGGCAATATCAACAATCTGGCACCCAATATTATATTTTGTTCTCCATTTTCACTTTCCCACCTAAAAACTTCTTTTCTTGTATATCTCACATTTAAAACTGGCTGATATTCCTCAACCGATTTTTCTATTTCTTTTTCAATATCCGAAGGCAAATTTGGATTGTACATAACATGTCCTCTAGAATCTGTATCTATAATAATTCCATCAGGTTCTTCCAATTCTGTTTTTGCATTTATTTTATGCAATTTGATATCAAGCGGTTTGCTTGTTTGTAACAGTATATTTACATTTTCTCTTCCAAATTTTTTATTACCAACAAAAAAGTCCATACCATAAATGGATTTGCCTGCTATATTTTTCAAAGTCTTTTTATCAATCTTTTTTTCTTTTGATATAAAATTGTAAAAATATTCTTTATTGCCTTGTAAATAAAAATGAATATTTATGACTTTTTTATCTTTGATAAATTTTTCCAATTTTGAATTTACCTGTACATCATCCAATATAGGATACAAAATATTTGTATTAGTTACCGACATTTTTTTAGTGGCAGATTCAAAACTCAAAATAAATTTTTCATCATTGGTCGGTTCTATGTTCGTGACTCCATTTATAGAATACTTTCTTGCTCCAGATTCATCCAAAACCGTTTTCATAAACTTATTTATTAATTTTTTAATATCAGACTGTTTTGCATCTTCTAAGTTTATTTCGTCCGGCGTTTTTTTATCATATAATGTTTGCAATGAACCATATTGTTGAAATGGAACATTTGCAATTTCATTTTCTTTTTTAAAAAAATCTCCTTCTTTATAAGATATCCAAAACACTTCTTTTTGATTTTCATCCAACAAACTTATGTCTGCTTTTCCTGTACCAACAACTTTTATTGCAGATTTTACAGTTACACCCATATCGATCAACTTTCCGTCCCTCTTCATATACAATTTTAACGGAACAGAAAAGTCTTTTAAAAATTCATTTATTTCATTTACTTTTAAAACTTCATATGTTACACCAGCAGGAACTTTTTGAGATATTATAAATTTGTCTGGATAAGACTTGTACAGATTGTATATTGCTATGATTTGGTCAATATCAGGATGGTTTAAATTTTTTATTCTTTTCCATTGTATCATCCTTGAATTTTTGGATGTACGCATCTTGTTGATGGTTCGAGAATATGTTATATAACTCTGTTTTTTGTCTGATAGAACAGCACTCAACAGTGTTTTATAATCCACCTTCTTCTGAGAGAAATGTTTTGCTCCTGAGCCGGTATCAAACATTACTTTTGAATGATCTTGTTTTAAATTGATTTTTTCGTATTCAGAATTGGACGACAGTTCCAACCCCAAATTCTTTAATAGATCTATATCAGATGACGACATTTTTTTGGTATTTTCATTATTTAAAAATTCCACTATAAACTTGGTTTTTTCTTTGTCAATGTTGTACTCTTTACACACATCAACTACAGTATTTATGTGTTGTTCGTTTTTTGAATTAAATAGCGCTCCGCCACAAGATAAGCGAAGTGATATAGAGTTTATTATATCATTAATAAATTTGAACTTGTCCATATAAAGTATATAAATAAATATGGAATTTTAGAGTAAAACTCCGTTTAATTTAAGAGTTTTTCAAATTTTACAGAACCATAAGAATTACCGACATAACATTTAACAGGAAAGCAATCATTTTTTTGAATATTTATCAGTTCTCTCAAAGTATCCACACCATCTTCTTTACAAAAATCATACAAAAATGAATCATAAGTGTACAATACAGGCTTTGTTTTTTTGTCCTTTAAAAAACAATTTATTTTGTTCAAAGTCAAAATTGCTATTTCAGTTTCGGATGCCTGTAATAAGTAATTGAACAATTTGCTCGGCGACGGATCCGATATATGAAATTTTGTTATTTTTCTTCTAAAAAATGAAGTTTCTATGTGTCCCTTTTTTTCAAAAATATCCCACTGACTGTTTATAAAATCTTTGAGTCTATTGAAGTATTTTATGTGTTCGTATTTTTCTTCTATTCCACCATATAATTGTTTGAAAGTCAATTTCTTTGCCTCTCTCAATTCGTGTTCTGAAATGTCTTTTTTGTTGAAATACAATTCTCCCAGATAACTATAAATGTCAATTTTTGGGTCAATCTGAAAGTTTATTAAATTACATATGATTCTTGGATGAAATGAAGAATAGTCTACCAATATCATTTTTCCAGATTTTCCCCATCTTGAAACATATTTGTTTCTTGAGCCATCGTCTTTGTTTAGAGCCGAATAATTTACATTATCAAATCTATTACTTGGTCTTCCTGTTGATGTGTATATGTTATATTGACTAAAAACTGGACTGTTGTCTGTTGTCCACAAACCATTTTTTCTATTTGGTTCAGTGTTGGTATTTGAATATCGTTTATCTTATTATAAGATTCATCGATATGATAACTGTTTATGATGTTTATAACAGTAGAACAAAACAACTCAAATGATTCCTTGTGTTTTAAAAATGGAATTATATGATTTGCAATATGATTGTGTCCCAAATTTTTATATAATAAATGAGCAGATGTATAAAAATTAGAATATTCTATTGTTTTATTATTGGTCAAAGATTCGACCAAATTAATATCATACAAATTTTTAATTTCTCCAAAATTTTGTAAAAATGTTTTTTTCTCTAAAACCCACTTTTTTCCAACGGTGGAATTCAACATTTCTATTATTTTGTTTTTATCAAATTTATTTACACAATCTTGATGAAATATACAAAACTCATATGTTTTATTGGTTTGTATATTTTTTATAAATAATATACAAGAAGTTTGCTTTGTTGGATGAACAAATTCGTTTTCTGATGTCACATTGTGCAATATGAGATCGGAATTTTTATTTTCATTGAGGAATTGTTGTATCATCATTCTAATGATACCGCTCATCACACATCAAAGTCAAATTTTTATAGGTTAGGATCGCCAAGAGCGTTTATAATATATCCACGCAGTGGAATAAGACCCGCTACAATTTTGGTTTCCCAAATATTGTTTTGTATGGTGGATTGAACGTCGGTTATTCTAAAAACAATATTTTTTATACTATATGGTTCTGGAAGATTTCTTATAAAAAAGTGTTGGAACGTTCGTAGTCCGCCCGTTCCTTGCATCAAAATTTCAGCTGTAATATTTGGTTGAATTCCATAATATCTTTGATTGTTTTCCACATCACCATCATTCAACAAAAATCTCAATAAAACTTTGTCTGTTAAAACCAATTTTATATATTCTTTGTTTGATTTGGTTTTTACTGGATTTTCTTCCACAAAAGTCATCTGCAAAGTTTCATCAGAATCATCGCTTATTTTTTGAACATTTCTTAATATATCTATCAACTGATTTGGTTGTTTTATTTTTTTGTCAGATTCCGATTTTGTCTTGAATTTAGACATTATCATATCTTCAAATTCATAGTTTAAAAAATCTCTATTTTCAGATGTGGCTGCAGATGAATTTGTGTTGTTTGTTTCTGATAAAATGGCTCGTGTTGCTTGTGCTGGTGAAAGTGACGGTCTAAAAGACACCGATTTTATTACGCTTTTTACATCGTTCAAATCAAATACACAAGGTTTTCCTGCATTTTTGTTTACAGAATTTATATAATTGTTATCTTTGACAGTCAAGTATCCTTTATCACTGGATACCACTCTTAGATTCCAAAAATGATCAGTCGATTCATTTAGTATTTGTAATACTTTTTCTATTATTTCAAGAAATGTCTCAGATTCTGATACTATATTTTTTAATCTTCCAAACTCAAAATAAATATTTTTCAAATAACCACAATATCCACCAGTTCTGTCGTCCATATTTGTTATGCCATTTGGTTGTGGAAATGCATATTCGATGATTTCTTCTTTAAATTTTTTCTCTCTCAAATAATTTATTATTTTATTCAAATCATCTCTATAAGCACCTCTTGGTTGTAAACAACATTTCTTCAACTTTTTATCAGCAAACTGTTTAGATGTTTGTGGTTTCGAAACCACTGGCGTTGCAACAACCTTTTGTGTGTCGTAATCACTATTCGGATCCTCACCCCAAAGACGGTCTGGTGCATCATCCGGATTATATGATCCGACGCCACCTACTAAACCATAATGATATTTTGGTGCACCAGGGTTTGGTATTAATACCGATGAATCCGTTGATATCAAGTTTGGATGGCCGCCTATAATGGCTTCTGATATATCAAATTTAAAAATATTGTCACTATCTGTTTTATTTGACAATGTGGTTTCTGAAAAATGATTGATAATTTCGATTATCAATCCCATGTTTGCCCACAACTTGTCAGACTTGTAACCACGGTCAAAATCTCCAGTTTGTGGTTTTGATTTTTGGTTTGTGTCTTCTTTTATTCTCCCCCAAAAACACCCAACTGTATATTTTTCGTCGATTTTATCTAATATATTTTTTAAAAAATCTAATTCTTTAGATTTTTTTTGATAATCCTCCTTCGCCGCGGCGGCGTCGATTTTCGAATTAATCGCCAGTTGCGGCACGCCGTATGTAGCAGGGGCAGAAGACCTGGGAGGCGTCGAAGGTGGAGGTGTTGATATTCCAACTTTTTCTTTTACATATGTTTTTATATTATCTATTACATTTTTTTGTTCAAAAAATCCTTTAAAATCTCCAAATGCTTTGTCTTGATCTTGTTCATCATCTGATTCTGTTTCGGATTTATCATATATTGGCGACTGAGCAGAAATTCCAGCATAGATTCTGTCTTTGGAAGTTATTTCGGTTTGACACACAAATTTACCTCCTTCATACGACCAATTCCAATTGCTTATTATTCCATAAATCACATCATAATTTCCATTGGATTTTAGCGGATTATCAGCATACGCCGGATATGGATATTTCCACAAAGATTCCATCGTCTCTAAATTGGTTATATCTATCAAACTAATAGGATTAAAATGATTCCAACCAAATTCTATCATCACAGTTATTTTTGGCACCATAAAATATGGTGTCATATATTCCAATTGTTTAAATGAAAAACAGGTCCAATTTATATAACCAAATCTTAACATTTCTTTTTGCATTTTAAATTCTATTGATGTTATTAATGGAGGTGGCACATTTATTGGATATTGTTGATTTAGATTATAATCCAAAAAATGTGGTTCTCCACTGTGAGTTTTTCCTATAATGGACTGTTTTGAATTTGATATACCATAGTCATCATAGACATTAAAATTGTTTGTCCATATGAATCCTTTTTTGTCATATTCTCCACGATTGTTTTTTCTTCCAAAACCGTTGCTGGATATTCTTGTCCACGCAGACATTGGTCCTTGGTATTTTTTCCAATCACCTGTAGCAGAATCCCAACCTGCAGAATTTGGATTTTGATAATTTAATCCATATACGTTTTTTCTTCTATTCCATTCATTGACAATTTCTGTTGGTATATTGTATGGAATCCACGGAATAATTGGTTGCGGCATTTTATAACTCCTTATTATTAATTATTTAATCTTCCCATTTCATTTAAAATTTCGGAAACATTCATTGGTATTCTCAATTGTAATCCAGGTTCTACGCTTAATTTTCCTTTTCCAATATTATTTGCTAATGCTATTATCCACCACAACGATGGATCATTATAATATTTGAACGCCAATGTATCCAAATAATCACTTTCATTTGAAGTGATGATTATATCGTTCACAGACTGCGCAATATTTGGATAAGAAGTAGTTTTATATGTTCTACTTCCGTCCCATTTTTTTTGTATCTGTGTTGTTTCGTATCGTTTCATTTAATTTTTAACCAGGTATTCGTGTCACACTGTTATATCCAGGATTCTTTAATATAGGAGATGGAGTTCCTAATATCAATTTATTAGTAAATGTGTCATTGTCAGGATTATAACTTTCCCAGGTTTTTGCATTTTCTCTCAATTTTGATTCTTCTAATTCTCGTTGTAAATCTATATTTGCATTATTAGAATTTTCATTATCTGTTATCAAATATTTTGAAAAATTATCCAATCCTTTTCCATTATCCTTGAATCTTTCATCGTATGTTTTATCGTAATAATCTTTTTCCCAGTCAGCAACTCTAGGAGCATGTCCAAAATTTGCTGCACCAGTGACTGCTTTTTCTTTTTCAAGTAAGTTACAAGTTATTGATATTTCGGCTTCCATTGGATATTGTCCATATAAAATATTTTTATGTTTTGAAGTTATAACTCCGTTCAAATATGACCATTCTGATGAATTTTCTTCGCTCAAAGTTTCCCACGATGCATCTGCCGGCACAGCGACCCCGATGGTAGTTATAACCACAGGTTGACTCTTATACATATCGCCAATAGTCAATAAAACCATAGGAGGAACCATAAAACTTGTTCCAATATTTGGTATTTTTGTATAATTTGCAGGCTTTGCAAATCCGCAAACATAATTTATCTTTTTCCACGTTGGATGCAATTCCAATAAGCTTCCAACCACCACTTTAAAATTAAAAGAAAGTTGTCTTGAAAATCCGCCGTATGAATATAATGTATCTGCTCTTCCTATAAACTTTAAGTCGTCCCATTGAATGTTCATATTTTCGGTTACGCCAGTTACAGTCGCTCTAAATGGAACATATCTGTCATTTACAACATCATAGAAAAAGAAGGCTATTTGATCATTTTCATATGGTTTCCATTTATCATTATAACCAATTATGTTAGTATCAATTCCCTCTTTTATACTTTTATTGTTTCCTTTTAAAACGCCAAATGTATTTATTATGTCGGCTTTATTTGTGTTTCGAAATTTTTTATTAATCTCCAAAATATGCTTTTTTCCAAACGGAGATTTAAAATAGTTATAAAGATACCTATCTTTTGTTTTGTCATATTTTCCTTCATTAGCTTTAACTATATCATCGTAACTAAATATATTTTTGCTCAAAAAATATTTTTTAGGTTCTCTTACTGAATAACCATCTGAACTGTCTATTTTTGTTATAGTAGAAACTTTTTTTAGTTCTATTTCAGCAGTCACCGTTTCATTTTTAGGGTCTGAAAATTTTGACGGAAACAAATTATTTTTGTCCATGTATTCGGCATACTGAATCAACATTTCTGAATTTTGATATTCTCCATCTTGAAGTTTACTAAAGTTTCCTACTCCAATATTTTTTCCATATCCGTATTTTTCTCCAGGTCTTTCAGATTTAATTATAAATCCTGTTGGCTTAGAATATATGTTTTTTCCTTTGATTACGGTTACCAGATCCGAAAACATGTACATGCGTTTGACTTCGGATTTATATTCTTCATATTTGAATCCCAATGGATTGCTTCTCAATTTTTTTCTAGACGATATATTTCCACCATTTGCTGCAAACCACATCTGTCCTTCAAATCTAGTTTTTCCATCGTAAGATTCTTGTCCCTCAAGCAGATCAGAATTGATTGTGTAACCGCCTTCATCGGCTCGATATTGCATTCCTGCTGGCTTTTTTTGCGGCAATAGTCCTTGTCCAAGTTGAGATAATCCTGCTTTTATATGATTTCCTATTGCTC